AAGTGATTGATATTATTGAAGATGCTGTAAAAGATGCTCCAGATACAATTGTTTCTGGATTGCAATGGCAAGTGCTGAAATATATGCTACGTATGTGGTTAAAAGATAATCCTAAAAAGGATGCTCTAAAAGCACAATGGTATTTAAATCGATTAATTGATAAGCTTTGATTTAACAACGCTTGAAAAATATATAATTCCCGCGAAGCTCTAGTTCTTCATGCGGGTATATATGTGATATTAATTTTTCAATTACATATTGATTGGAAAATTGTTTGTGATTAAAGTACAACGATATGCCTTGGCACAGTTCATTTAAATCGTAGTTATACCACGATAGAGGCTTAAATGCTTCCCAAGGCTCTAGTGTCGTTGAAACCCATGTATTTAATTCTTCTAAGCGTTGAGCAGTTTTTATAATATGCTGCTCATGAGCTTCTGTTTTTGGAATGTGTCCTTTACAGTTATTAGTGCACAATGCATCTTTCCACATCAATGTACCGTCTTTAATAATGAGACGGCACGGATGCACGTTTTGGCCAGAAGGAAGTTTAAATAAATATTTATCATCTATGTATTTAGACATCAAACATTCCCCTTTTGCTGCTCGTAATAATCTAAATCACGCTGCCAGTTATCACCTGCAAACTCATTAAAGGAGACACGACCGATGTCTCTAAACGTGTTGTAAAACAAAGTGGTTTTGTCAATATTTGACATAACTTGATCTAATGGCGGACCATACACAATCACATTCCATGTTGATGGTGAGACTGGATCAAATCCATTAGACGTTGCACGTAATTGTTTTACACGCTTAAATGGTATGCAAATTGGATAATCTAAAATTGCAGGTGCAGCTCTTAGAATTTCAGATGCACTTGTGAAAAATACAAAGCTTTCAATATAATTGTTTCTGTATTCGCTAATGGTTTTATTGAACCATATGCGGTTGTTTCTTACAGCACCTTTTGGCGCAACAAAAACATTACCATGCCAGTGTGTTTGAAGTGGATTAACTTCTATTGATGGTACAGAAACTGCATCTACTAAGACTTGTTGAACAGCATCAGACGTTGGGTCAAAGTCAATGCTGCCCATCACTGTACGGGCTCTTTCAATAATTTGTGGTGTTGGATAAAGCGGAAGTTTTAAACCTTGTGACTTCAGTTTATCCTGTAAATTCTTCTGCGAGCGCTCGGAAGCATTCTTGGCTCCGACCTGCCTCGACTGCAAATGTTCTTGTTCCAGCATCGGAGATCAACGTAATGAGCAAATTTTTTGACCAGTCATTTTCATCAATCTGATTAATTAATGATCGTAGAAAATTTGTTACATCTTCATCATCTTCTGATTCAGAAAGTGCCAAATCATTCTCTACACTTGATCCAGTCATATAAGTAGTAGTATCATTAACTAGATTGATTACTAATGAACCGGGACCATATACTTGAAAACCGTTTATTGCGATGTTAATAAAATCTGTCAGTATTAACTGAGCAGTAGCGGTTAGAAACTTTTGTTCTTTTTCTTTGTTTACAAGATCAGTTTCATTTGATTGAAGTAATTGCCGTAGCAGGTCTGTTTGTCTAGTCATAATATTACTACTCTTTTATTAGCATATCTTGATTAAGTTAAAAGTGTGGAGTTTTACTAAACATCTTTTCCAAATTCATCAATTATATTTTGAGCCTCTGCTTGTGTAATGTGGTTACCTTGCAGCATATCAATTAAAACTGATTGATACTTATCTGAAAAATCAGCAGATGGGTCAATAAGTAATGACTCAGATCCAAAATGCCCGTGCTGTTTTAGTTGAGCTTTTTCTTGTTCTTTTAAAGCCTTATCTACTTGATACTCGTGCACTATTTGTTTAAGTGTATGTAGCTCACATTGCAACTCAAAATTTTCTATATAACTATCTTGATCAACAAAAACACCAACGTGTTGAGGCAAGAGATGAAATGGATTACAGCAATACTTATTACCGCATGTAGTTTTGACACCTGTAAATCCTAGGTCACCCCAAGAAAACCACATTGCAACTCTTTGTGGATGATGCTGAGTTGAACTTGAAATTGCATGTCTTCTCCACGAAAACTGTGGTTGATGTGTTCTAGGATTAATAGTTCCATTCCAATTCCAACATTCGTTTGGATCACCAATGTCTACTTGTGACCAAAACTTAAGAGCACGTTCTTTATTCTTTTGAAGTAGTCGATCAATATCTAACGACAGGCGGCCTTCACGAGCAGCTGCAACGCAACGAGTGCAAGCCTGATGGCTGTCATACCGCATTGAGTGCGATGAGAATCGACCTATCGAATGCCCTTTATACAAGCAAAGCTCGCCTTCTATAGCGGTGTTTGAGAGCCGCTGATGTCGTCGTCCGTATGCATGCCCTCCTCTTTTTTTACTAGGTTGTGCTTCAGCCATTAAATTGCACCATCTTTAGGTTCATAAATACCACCTAATGCGGGATACTGTTCTTCCAAAGGAAGTGGTTCAATCTGATTGCTAATCATGTATTCATAGCGTGTACTATTTTCGTACTTAATTCTTACGAGTTTTAAATTAGAACGATAGTATTCTGGCTTGCCTACAACTAAAGCTGTTGAACCATTTCGTTTTACTCTAACACGTAATGCTAATTGTATTTTTGATGGATCCATTGAATATTGCTAGTTAATTTCACTTATTAGTGTATTTAAAAATCATTATTAATGTGAGCTTCATTGATTGGATCATTTTCGGGCCTAAGCCATATACGAACTGATTTCCATTTACCAGTTACTTGGTCTTTTTCTCGTTTTGTTTTACGTCTCCAACCTAAAGTCTGAAGTACATCTGTCACACGACGAGATTCTTTTATTCCTTGCTGCCTTGCATCAAGATCTAATGCTTCAGTCAAGACTTTTGAAACACTAACTTCTTCACGATGTTTGACGTAATTCAAGATTTTTTCTGACCATGGATCTGGTTCTCCAAACTGCTGAATGTACTCTGAAATCTTTGCAATTTCACCGCTGCTAAATTCGTACGGCACATTGTTTTGATAATCTTCAATAGCTGATGCCCACAACATATCTCGTTCATCTCTAAGTTGTTTCCAATTAATTAGAAACATACCTTCAGAGCCAACTTCTAGTGGTACAAATCTACGATTACCAGTAGAATCAACGAGGAATTGATTTCTATTTGTAGTACCAATCATTACAAATCTACGTTGAAGACGTTCAGGCAATGATGCATATGGACGTCTTGTTTCATCACATCGAGTTGTTACTAGATTTTTGAAGTTTTCGATATTACGACGGCTAAAAAAGTTATCAATCTCTGGTAGCTCTAGCATCCAAGCAATATGCAAACGATATTGCTCTTTCATAAGAGTTTCTAGTGGAGTTGTGATTTCTGCAAACAGCTTTGATGGCACAAGACTTCTACAAAACTGTGACTTACCACAGCCTTGCGCACCTACAAGAATAGGTAGCCATGACATTGTGCAACCTGGATTATATGCGCGAGCTACAGCTCCAATCATCATACGTTGAATTGCTAACGTAGCTAATGGATCTTTATTGCCAAGAAAAATTTCTCCTACACGATGCCAGTTTGCATGTGGCACTGCGTGATCACGGCATTTGTCGAGATACTGTCGTATTGGGCAGTATGTATTTTTACTTGCAGCATATTGAATTGCTTGTTTAACACGCTGCTCTGGAATAAATACACCATGCTCACACGACAACTTAGTTGTCATAATATCTAGATCGTTACCCTGCAGCTCGTGTGTACGACCTGATTCATCTTCGAACTCCATTGAATTAGTCAATAGATTTCGCCGTAGGTTGTTAAAGATATTCTTAACTTTGCCAACATCACTTTCACGTTCTTTGGCTAAATCGTCAACTGATTTTTTAGGCCTGCCTTTCTTTTTAGATACTTGTGTATCTGGCAGTGGGTCAGGCTCTGGCATTTCAGGAGTTATATTCATTGGCTTTTTAGCAGGTGGATATACAATTGTGGGATCTACTTCGTCATAACCAACTGCTTTATTGAAAAAGCTAAATCGTAATGAGGTTGGCAATGACCTTGTCCAATTAGCATCTTGTTTCTTTGCAAGTGCGTACAAGGATGTATGGCCTGCAAAGTTACCAAGCCCTTTCCATTTGTATGGTCGAATATTATCTTCTTTTTGACCATGATGACCTTTTAATACCCATTGCACCCATTCGTCAAAGATTGATTGACCAATGCCTGCACAGGCTGCCATAACTGGCACATAGTAACTTTCATACTCATCATCTTCAGATGGTCTTAGGAAGCTTGTAAGAAGCCATTTGCATCGTTCAACGTCAGTGTCAGATACTTCAGTATCTACAAAATTTGTAGGCTCTTCATAGT